CCAAGTCCTCCTTCGCCACCGTCGCCACCAAGTCCTCCTTCGCCACCGTCGCCACCAAGTCCTCCTTCGCCTCCAAGTCCTCCTTCACCACCGTCGCCACCAAGTCCACCACCACCACCACCACCATCACCACCACCAAGTCCTCCTTCGCCACCTAGTCCACCACCGCCGCCACCACCACCACCACCAAGCCCACCACCGGGATCAGTATGTCAACCATGTGCAAACGAAGGATCTTATGTAACAGCGCCAGCTCCAGACGGATGGGGAACAGCTTGTATGAATGGTTGTTTATGTAGCGATGGGAGCGGAGGGCTTTGTTATAGTAGTCTTACAGGCATTGTACAGTGCTGTTGTGCGGAAGGAAGTACTGCTGAAATTTCTCAAACATGCGGATGTGGAGGAAAATGCAATCTAAACGCTGGACCAATAGACTGCTGTACTGGGCCTAATTGTATAGGCAATCCAGGTGAATGTAAATGTAGCGAAATAGAAGCTTTTTGTAATCAAGTTGGTGGAACATATAATAATCAAAATATAACTACCGAGCAAAATAATAATGGTAATCCTGGTAGTTGGAATAGATGCTGGTGTCAAGATGGATGTATGATAGCTGCTGTAGAAGAAGAGTGTAGTCCACAACGATTACTTGCAGGGAATATTGGTATTGTTGGATCGTGGGTGCCAGCATGTAACCTTGGTGGTATAGTTTATGTAGAATGCACAAACTTTTGGCCACCGCAAAATAATAACTAAATTCGATTTGGTGTATATATTAATATAAAAACTATAAACATTTATATGAAATATTATTATGAATGAAAATATTATCGATTTTTGGCAAGTAGTTGCCACCACAAGTTTTGGGATCGTTGTAACCCTTATAGGATTTTGGGTAACAGTAGGAAAAAATATGGCTACTAAAAGCGATGTGTTACATATGATAGAAACTCAAAGTCCATACTCTCAAGATCGTCAATTTATTATGGAAAGATTGGCCGCCAATAAAGAAAGCCAAGCAGCATTCGCCTCTGCATTACAACGAAACACTGAAGTTATGAATGAACTAAAAATTCAATTAGTCACACTAGGCAAAACACTAGAAGCACTAGAAGAAAGAATAGAAAGGGCATAATATGGCAAATGATATTGGTTTAGCAAATAGTGGTGAGGCTATAAAGCATGGCACTCTTGTAGTGGCTCCGTCTCCTTTTACAAATAGTTTTCAATATCAAAACGTTAACGTTTATAATAAACCAGTTATTACTGACATAGAAAATAAATATGATGAAAGATTTGATGATATTCGCTACTATACAATAGGTTCAGGAACTCTCTAAGATTTAAATCATGTCACATAATTGTATTGTAACAGATGGGCTACAACTACTATTAGACGCTGGAGATTCTGAATCATATTCTGGTTCCGGCTCCACATGGTACGATCTATCTGCTAATAACTATGATGCTACATTAGTTAATGAAACCTCATACAATTCTGGTGACAAAGGGTACTTTGTTTTTGATGGCGACAATGATTATATTGATGTTAATGCTAATTTATCTTATGAATCTTTTAGTGTTGGAGCATTTTTTAGAACATCATATGCTGGTGTTAAAATGATTATATCCAAAGAAACAATCGCTGGTGTTCCTTGGACTTATAGAATTTGGTTGAGTGGTGGACAAATAGTAGCCGATATAGCTCAAGGGGTTACTCAACAATCGTTAACTAGTCCATTAACTTCGTACAACGATGGAGAATGGCATTATGTAATGTTTACTAGAGATGATAATAACTGGAAATTATATGTTGATGGATATGAAGTAAATACAAGGGTTGATACTTTTACCGGCTCTATTGTTGATTCTCAAGAACTATGGATTGGCCGAAGTGCTTTTACCGGAGGTTCACCAACCGGATCATATCCATATGCTGGAGATATTAGTGTGGTAATGATTTATAATAAAGTATTAACAGGATCGGAAATATTAGCAAATTATAATTGTTTATTATCTAGATTTGCAGTTTTTAAGATCAAAGTCGATAAAATATTCAATAATAATGGTACAATGAAAATTAAAAAAATTATACAAATGTAATGGTGTATAATACAGCACAACAGGTTGAGTAACGCTCTAAGATTTAAATTATGACTGTTTTTAAAATTAATTTAAATAAAGTATTAAATAGTAATGGATCTATCAAGGTTAGAAAATCAGATGAATCTGTTACGCCCACACCAACTCCGAGTCAAACCACAATAATTACGCCTACACTAACTCCAACCACAACGACCACTCTTACGCCCACGGCTACTCCCACAACAACACCAACAGGCACTACAACAACAACACCAACAGAAACTCCAACAACAACCCCAACAACAACCCCAACAGCAACACCAACGACAACCCCCACACCAACTCCGAGTCAAACCACAACGATTAATTCTACGCCAACAACAACTCCAACTAGTAGCATAACACCAACACAAACCCAAACAATAACACCAACTAATAGCGTAACACCAACTAATACCGTAACACCAACTAATAGCGTAACGCCAACTAATAGCGTAACGCCAACTAATAGTGTAACGCCAACTAATAGTGTAACGCCAACTAATAGCGTAACACCAACTAATAGCGTAACGCCAACTAATAGCGTAACACCGACAATAACTCGTACAGTAACCACAACACCAACAAAAACACCAACAACAACTCCAACTAGTAGCATAACACCAACACAGACCCCAACGATAACATCCACAACCACAACCACACAAGCTCCATTTTCTTCTCAATCGATAATTTTATCTTCTAACTCATCATATACTGTGCCGAATGGAGCAAAAGTAATGAAAATATGGAGTATAGGCGCAGGAGGAAGTGCCACATATAATTGCGATGGCGGGGGAAGTAATGATGGACGCGCAGGTATTGTGGCATATAGACATGGATTTATATCTAATACCAATGTTTCCGTTAGCGGTTCTATAGGCCAGCCAGTTGCTTCTACTTGTAACTTATTTACTGCTGGCGGTTCAACATCTTTAAGTGATCTATCCACAGTTATAAACCCAACAGTATCTTCTATACAAGGCGGTGGTGGTGGAAATAATTTTGTTAGTGACAGAACATCTTCTGGTAATTTTTCAAGCTATACACTATGGACTAATTACAATACCAGACGAGATTATCTTGGTATAAATGCTGTTATCAATGCTGCTGGTGGAAATGCTGCAACACACACATATGGCAGAGGTAGCAATGGCGGTAATGGGTCTGCTGGCGCTATAGTTATGCAATTCTTACCCGCTACAGATTTAGTTATACCTTTCTTTAGCGGGAGTGGAACGTTTACGGTTCCCACAGGCTATAGCAGCGTCAAAATCTGGGTTGTTGGCGAGGGTGGTATAGGAACTATTTATTGTGATGGTGGACCCGACACGACAGGCGGAAGAGGAGGAGTAAGTTATAAAACATGGTCTATTAGTGGAGGCGAGACTATTAGTTATAGTGTCGGAAGAATCCTAACTGGAGGTCGCAATTGGTGTTTAAAGCCAGCCACCGGGGCTTCGTCAACAGCGACACTGAATGGAGTAACCATTACAGGTACTGGTGGGCAGGGAAATGGCACAAACGGAACCGGAACTGGTGGGGATGGGTCTGGAGTTGCAGGTAATGATGTAAGTTCTATAAATGCAGCTTATTTATCATACTCTCCAAGTCTGATAAACTATGGTTTTCCCGGTGGTGACAACGGCACCGCTTTTGGTGGTATAGTCTTGGTTCAATGTATGGTGTAATATGATAAACGAATTAATAGAATTACTAAAATCATTACCAGACCCAGTATTAGAATACGGGTCTAGAGAAGATGATCAAAGTAGAATTGTAAATATATTACCAAATCACAATGATGTTACCGTCTCTACTAAAGATAGAAAATTATTTATTTGGAAAAACCCTCCGGTAGAATTAGTACAATTATGCAGAGATATTGGTGGTCGTGGACCAAGCGGTAATTGGATATATAATAAAGAAGATTATCAAGGTTGGCATACTAATAGTGATATTCTTGGTCAAAGATTATATATCTCTTGGGCAAGCGAACATAAAAAAAGTGGTATGAAATTTTTTATTAACGACATAGTTGTAGATAGTCCAGATAATAAAGGATGGAATATTAGATTATTTAACCCACCAGTATGGCATATGGTTTATAGTGATTGTACAAGAGCTAGTGTAGGATTCATTTTTGATCCAGATATCTCTGAAGAAATACTACAACCAGTATGTTTAAAATAGTATACGATTTACCAAATGGCAAAAGTTTTGCTTTTGTTTCAAGAAGTGGTAGTAGCTCTATGGGCTTAATGGCTCTTAAACAATTCTTTCCAGAAAAATTAGCACAATATGAGAGTGATCCTAATAATATTAATACTGGCACATCTCACAGAATGTTGGGTGGAAGATTAGTAAACTCTATACCAGACGGTTGTGCAGTTATGCTTAGAAATCCCATAGAAAGATTTGGATCACTTCTGAATAGAACTGGCTATGATTTTGAGTCAGCTATAGAATTAGTATATTGGATATATAACACTGGAGAAATGCCGATTAGAAATAATAGACTCATAGAAATATCATCTCTTGATGCCGTATATCATTTTATTCCATATAGTTTTATAGTAAATGAAAATAGTAATTTATTTCAGTTTCCTAATCTCAGAAATATGGCAAATTATCTTGGCATAGACGAGAATATACCATGCGAACAAATTAATCGAATATCAAAATCAATATCATTTAGCTCAGATCAAATAAATAAAATTCAAAAAGCGTATGCTAAAGATATTCAACTGTGGGAATCATTGATGAATACATAATTTATGAGTCAAAAATTATTAACAATTGGCATGGCAACATACGATGATTACGACGGAGTATTTTTACGATATAAAATAAAACAAAATATATTCAATCAAGCTTTAAAAATCGTAAAATTTGATAAATAATAATAAAAATCAGTATGGTGTATTGTTTATATAGTATTTATTTTTGGAGAAAAATTATGATCAAACCCGGCTATCGCACTACCGAATTCTGGTTTACATTAGTTAGTTTTATTTTTAGTGGATTATATCTAACTGGTATTATTAATGATAATGCTAACAAAGAAGAGCTTATTAGTGTTGTTAGTCATGCTGTGGAAAGTTGCATTTTAATTGGTGGTCAATTTGTAATATTATATAAGTATATTAATAGTAGAAAAAATATTAAAACAGAAATTAAACCAGTAGTTATTGATACTCCACCAGTTATTAATGAGGAGAAAAAAGATGACAAACCAAGAAAGTCCCGAACAACCAAAAAGCCAAGAACTAATACTAAACGAAGTAGAAAAACTGATAAGTAAAACAAAAGAATCATTTAAGGACGTTAAAAGATTCGCAATAGATCAAGCATGGAAACTTTTACAGTTAGCAATAGCTAGTATAATACAAATTATAGAAATAATAGGAAATGATTTAAGTAGTCCACAAAAAAAAGAGCTAGCTATGAGTATGATTAGTAAATTCTACGATAGCTTATTTTTAGCAGTTGACATTCCTGTTGTGCCTCACATAATAGAAGGGTACATTCATTCTTATGTTAAAAGTTTTCTTATGATTTTGGTCAGTTCAACAATTGATAGCATGGTTAAAATCTTTAGAGAAGCGGGCGTTTTTAAACCAAAATTAACAGTTCAACACAATTATCTAGTCTGAAAGGACGAATCTTATGAATTATGCCGAAAGTTTTCAAGAATTTAGCAGTAGATTATCAGGAACAGATCTAATGGTTTATGGAGGGGCCGCTCTTATATTATTTGTACTATTTAAAGATCAGTTAGTACCAGTTAAGGATTATGTTGCTGGGCTTGTTGGCAAACTAGTAAACAGAGTCAGCGCAGAGTCTGCTGTTGCAAAAAATGATAATGATTTTCTAAAACTAATTAGTAGTTGGAAAAATACTAGAGATTTGGCAGAAAAAATGAAATGTCCAAAAGCTGTTGAAGTTTTAGATAGCGCATTTCCACATCTTAGTCCCAACACATGCGGCCAGGAGACAAAATGAATATTAAAAATACTAATATAATAGTTCTGGTTATTGGAGGACTATTATTAACATATGGATTACTTGGACCAGTTATTAAAAATAATCTATCCACCAATCCAATAAATCATGCTCCATCGGTATTAGCTCCGTTGGATCCGTCATTAAAGGATAATTGTCAAAAAGTAACCGAGATCCTAAAATCCGGAAGCTCGGATCGATCAGTTGATGGTGTGAAATTAAGCGGATTATTCTCTGACTTGGCAAGACTAATAGAACTAGATGGTGAAAATGAAGTAATTAAAAATACCGATGAAATTAGAGAAGCTAATAAAATAGCTGGGGCTTTTTATAATCTTGATCTTAAAGGTAAATATCCTGATCTAACGCAGGCCGCTACTTATGTTGTTGTACAGCATATCGGAGACGATAATGTTGCTCTAGACCCCGAACTTAGAAAAAAGGCTGTCGAAGCTTTTAATGGTTTAGCATGGGCTTTTTATGAGGGTAGCAAATAATGGCTAGATACTCACCAGAACAATTATACAAACTTTATAAGGATGGATTTCAAGGGTGCTTGTGGGAACAGCATATTTTTGATCATTTATTAGAAGTTTCTAAATATGCTTATTTTGGTGATGGAGCAAAAAGAATAGTTGGGACAGGCAAGGGTAAACTATCTACTCCATACAAAAGTGTTTTGAAGTTTGATAAGAATCCATATAATGAGCGTCAGGTGACGAGTGACTGTGTTAGCCACTCTACCCGTAATGCGGTAGATGTTACCCGTGCTGTAGAAATAGATGTTAAGAGAAATAGAGAAGCATGGATAGCAAGAGGAGCAACAGAAGCTATTTATGGAGCAAGAGGACATGGTGGTCAGGGTATGAGTTGTGCTAGAGCAGCAGAATTTGTAAGTAAGTATGGTGGGGTTTTAGTCAGAAAAAATTATAAGGGTGTTATAGATTTAACAAAATATCAAGGTATGCTAGGTGCTGGTTGGGGAGGACGAGGACTACCAGATAAAGTTATAGATTTAGCCAATGACCATCAAGTTAAAACTGTTAGTCTAGTTAGAACAGTAGAAGAAGCAAGAGATGCTTTAGCTAATGGTTATGGTATTAGTGTTTGTAGTATGTATGGCTTTAGTAATAAAAGAGATAGTAAGGGTTTTGCTAAACCACAAGGTTCTTGGGCTCACGCTATGGCCTGGATTGCTTGTGATGATACTGGTAGTGAACCAGCGTTTTTAGTACAAAATAGTTGGGGTTGTTATTCAGACGATACTGAAGTGCTTACTAAAACAGGATGGAAATTATTTAAAAACTTAACAGACACTGACATATTAGCAACATTAAATCCAAATAATCATTATTTAGAGTGGCAACAAATTCAACAAAAATTTGAGTATGATTATAATGGCTATTTAAATCATTATCATTTTAGAGGAGTAGATTTATTAGTTACAGATAATCATAATATGTATATTGGTAAGTTAAATTCTGATTTAGATAAAATTGATTCTTGGCAATTAATAGAATCACAAAATTGCCCTAAATATATTCATATTAAAAAAAATGCAAAATGGAAAGGGGAAGAAGTCGAGAATATAAAAATAGGCTCAAATATTATATCTATGGACTTATGGTTAGAATTTTTAGGATATTTTATTTCTGAAGGACATACTTGTAATCATAAAAAAGTAATGTCTAATGGAGATATTAAATATTATGGATTAGTTGGTATAAGTCAGAATAAAAAAGAATCAAGAGAAATAATACAAAATTGTATAAATAAGCTACCATTTAGATTTTCTTCGAATATGGTGTCTTATGACAAAAACTTATATAATAAATTGAAAATTTATGGTAAAGCTCATCAAAAATATATCCCAGACTATATAAAAAATTTATCATCAAGACAACAAAAAATATTTTTTGATGCTATGATGCTAGGAGATGGTTCTAGGTCTAATGGTAAAATTAATTATTATACATCCTCAAAAAAACTAGCAGATGATATGCAAGAACTAATACTAAAAATAGGATTAGCCGCAGATATAATAGAGATTAATCGTATTGGTAGAGATAATGAAAAAAATGGTCATAAAAATATAACTAGACATAAAGAATATAGACTTAATATAAAAGAAATTTCACTAACACCAAGAGAACATAACGGAACAAAACCAATATTATTACCTTATAATGGTAAAATATATTGTGCTACTATTCCTAATCATATTATGTATGTTAGAAGAAACGGAAGGGCTGTTTGGTGTGGGAATAGTTGGAACTCTGGAGGGCATCCTGAATGGGACACTATTCCAAACGGGTCATTTTTAATAAAAGCAGATGTAGCAGCCGGTATGTTAAAAGGCAACGGAGCGTACGCTTTTAGCGACTTTGACGGATTTCCATTACAAAAATTACCAGACTATGGTTTTGATTATTTAGGAAAATAAAGGATTTTAATATGAGCTTACCAAGACTAATTCCTGTACCATCTTTGGGTTTTAATCTTCCATCTTTACCAGCTTATCAAGAATGGGCTATTAATGCTGATACTAATTCTTTGGTATTAATAGAATTTCCGTATCTTAAAGACACAAATCTAACAACTCAAAATACTGATTCTCAAAATTTATTAAATACAACTTTGGAACAAAATTCATCATTAATAAATAATCAGTTACAAACTTTAGAAAATCGTATAACTAATTTAGAAATATTAATTAATAATTCTACTAATATAGTAAGTAATTAAAAATGAGCGATATTTTAACTATAAAATGTTGTGCGATAATTCCTAGCGCTACCCCAACGCCAACAAATACTATAACTCCAACCATAACATCTTCGCCAACAATAACGCCTAGCATAACAGCTTCTCCGACAATAACACCAAGTCACACCGCAACACCAACTATAACACCAAGTAATACTGTTACGCCAACAATAACTCCAAGTAATACTGTTACGCCAACAATAACACCAAGCATTACAGCGTCTCCGAGCATCACACCATCTATAACTCCAAGTAATAGTCTTACGCCAACCATAACTCCAAGTAATAGTCTTACGCCAACAATAACTCCAAGTAATAGTCTTACGCCAACAATAACTCCAAGTAATACTGTTACGCCAACAATAACACCAAGTATCACACCATCTCCAAGTGTAACGCCAAGCATAACACCATCCCCAAGCGTAACACCAAGTATAACCCCAAGTAATAGTCTAACACCAACTATAACTCCTAGCAATAGTTTAACTCCGACTAGAACACCAACCAAAACACCAACCCCGACTCCTCCACCACAATGGCAACAAGATTTTCAGTGGACAATACCCGCATTGTCTTCATTTTCTACTTTTTCTAAACCACAAATACATATTAGTAGTGATGGAGTAAAAGTCGCAGTAAGTACAGATTCTACTTATTATATAATAAGAGGAAATAATGATATTTATGAACTTAGTGGCTCTGATACATCACAATATAGCGATATAACAGGATCTAGCGATGGTCAAACTCTAATAGCATCTAGATCAAATGGTCTCTTATCTAGAAGCTATAATAGAGGCGCATCGTGGTCTAATCTTGGACTGTCTAAAAATTGGAGAGCGATAGTATCAAATAATGATACAAGTAAAATTTATGGAGTTGTTAATAACGAATACATATACTACAGTCATAATTCTGGATCATCATTTACAGTTACTAATAATGATATACCAAGATTATGGAAAACTTTAGACATTATAGAAGCCGCCGGTTTTACAACCATATATGCTGCTGCTACGAGCGACTATATTTATAAAGGAATTCAACAACTAGATGGATCATTTGTATGGTCAACACTAACCAGCGCTGGAAGTCGCGATTGGACCCAATTAGCTGTTGCTAAAAATTCTGGAACTATAGTAGCATGTAGTAATGAAGGAGTTTACAAAAGCACTAATGGTGGAACATCATGGACAAATATATTAATAGGAAATATGCTGTCTATAGGAATATCAAATGATGGTAATAAGATTATAGTTAATACTTCAGGTAGTATACTTTATACTAGCTTAAATGGAGGAACAACATGGTCTTCGGAGAGTCTTGGTTATGATGAATTAGCTGTCACCGTCAACCCAACTGGAACAAAATTTGTAGCAGTAGGGTTCTATGGGGTCGGTGGCGACTCCGATATCATAATTTCACATAAATTAATAGTATAAAATATATGGTGTATAATTTATTATTTAAGGAAATATTATGAATTTTTTTGATAAATTAGCACTAAATAGATTAATTAGTATAGTACTAAACTTTATACTAAATATATTAAAACTTATAGTGCCTAAAAAAAGTAATGAATTAGATGATATAAATCCTTTTCCTCCTATTCCAAAACCACCATTAAAACGTAAGCCATTATTTCCAAGAATTAAAAAATGAATAAACTAATATTATCAATTTTATTTGCGTCCTTATTTTTTACATCAATAAAATATAATGGATCATCTACAGCTCCTGTTATTCTATCTGGAGCTATAGTTAAAAATATTGGTAACGAACCAATTAAAAAATATAAACGCAAAGAATGTCCAGTTTGTAAAGGAAGTGGAAAATATTTAAGTGGAGACGTAATAAAAATGGTTGATTGTGGATATTGTTTACCCTAACGAAAGATTAAATATGCAATTAAATCCTAATCTAGAACATATTGCTCAAAAGGTTATTGACAAAGCAAATATTAAAAATAATAATTATGGATTTGATCCTATAACAATAATCATAGTTATTGGAGTTATACTTAGTCTTATAAGAGTAATTCAAGAATGTAGAAGTAAACGAAGAAAAAATGATAAAATGAGCGAAGCTTTAGATTTAAGACATACTATAGTTAATTTAACTATTAAAGATAGCTGGTTAAATAATTATAGACTAAATAAAATATTAAAACAACATTTGAGCAAAAAACAATATCAACAATACGGAGTTAGTTTAAAAAATGCCATCATGGAAGTTGGTAAGAATCTTAATGATGAAGAATCTTTAACCCTTCTGGAGGCTACTAATGTTTAATCTTCTAATCTGGATTGTATATGGTTTATTTGTTGGTTCTTTAGCAAAGGCTATTGTTCCTATTAATTTAAGACTAGGATTTTTTCAAACAGTGGCTCTTGGGGTTGCTGGTTCATATATGGGAGGCGGAATACTCTATATATTAGGAACTTATGATAGTCTTAGCCCATCCGGAATATTTATGGGTGTTGCTGGAGGAGTATTGAGCTTAATACTGTATAATAAATTCATAAATAAATAATTAGGAATATGAATGTCAAATCCTCCATCTTATTCTATTTTAGGAAATTGTAATAGTGCAAATTACAATGGTTCAGCAGATTGGAATAATCAAGATGGCAACGTTACTAGCGTTGGCAGTAACGGAGGTCCTAGTTTTTTTGGTACATATGATCAAAATGGAAATATTTGGGAATTAATAGATTATCAAGAAAATGGTGCTATATTAGCTTATGGTGGTTCATATTCGTCGTCGTCTTTAAGCGGCACTGTCTTTGTTAGTCGAACATCAAGAAGATCAGATATTGGATTCAGAGTATGCGCTAATAGTGGACTTAATATAACACACTCTAGTTTTGTCTCTGTTTCTGGCACAGGAAATATTGGAGATATTAATAGAAATAATTTAGGAACAGTTAATTATAATTTTCAGATATCTAAATATGAAATTACTAATTCTGAATATGTCACATTTTTAAATAATGTTGCTAGTAGTGGTAGTAATACACAAATAAATAGTATTATTTGGCCATATAATATAGCTATGACTAATGATCCAAGAGGAGGCATACTATCAAATGGAATAAGCCCAAATATATCGTATTCTGTTAAAACAGACATGGAGGATAAGCCAGTTAATTTTATTAATTGGTATGATTCTGCAAGATATATTAATTGGTTATATAATTCAAGACCACAAACATTAGGGCTTAGTTTAAATTCTACAGAAAGTGGCGTATATAATTTAAATTTTACTAATCCTATTAGTATACCAGTAGCCAATAATAAAAATTTATATTGGTTATGTAATAGAAATGAATGGATAAAAGCAGCATATTACGATATTACAAAAAACACAACAGGGGATTACTGGCTATATGCTACACAAAGCGATATAATTCCAGATCAAGTAACATCAAATTCTGATGGAATAGCTAATAATACCGTTAACTCTCCAAATATTTGTATTAGTCCGACACCAACTCCTAGTATCTCACCAACCTGTTCTATCACTCCATCGATAACGCCTTCATTAACATCGTCGCTCACCGCAACACCGACCCAGTCTCCAACAGTTACACCAACAATAACTATTACTCCAACTGTAACTAGTACCAGAACGCCAACATTAACAGCTAGCCCAACAAGAACTTGTACTATTACTCCAACAAATACAGTAACTCCAACTAGAACATTAACTAGAACCCCGTCCAATACTCCAACTAATACAGCTACGCCTACTGTTACTTGTTCAGCGACTACTACGCCAACTGTTACTCCGACACCAAGCACAAGTATATGTGACAGAATTAAACTTGGTCAATTAATTTATGATAATCGTGTTTATAATAGTGAAGAAATTATAGTCAAATATAAAGGATTTATATTATCTGGAGCACAATTAAATAGTAAACTCGTTAATGTATTCGAAAATGCAGCTGTTGTTAGTCAAACACCAACAAAAACCACTACGCCGACACCGACGCCAACACCAACAATAACACCAACAATAACACCGACTAATAGTGTAACACCAACAGAAACTCCTACGGTAACACCAACAGAAACCCCAACAGTAACACCAACTAATAGCGTAACACCAACAGAAACTCCTACGGCAACGCCAACAGAAACTCCTACGGCAACGCCAACAGAAACTCCTACGGCAACGCCAACAATAACCCCAACTAGTAGTATAACTCCAACAGTTACTACGACAGAAACTCCTACGGTAACTCCAACTAATAGTGTAACACCGACGGAAACTCCAACGGAAACTCCTACGGCAACGCCAACAGAAACCCCAACAGTAACGCCTACGAATAGCGTAACACCAACAGAAACTCCTACGGCAACGCCAACAATAACCCCAACAGTAACACCTACAAATAGTGTAACACCAACAGAAACCCCAACAGTAACGCCTACGAATAGCGTAACGCCAACAGAAAGTCCCACACCGACACCAACAGAAACCCCAACAGTAACACCAACTAATAGCATAACACCAACAATAACATCGACTGTCACACCAACAGTAACCCCAACCCAAACAACAAATCTAATACCGAGCACAACGCCAACAACAACACCATCAATAACGCCGAGCACTAGTATAACTGAAACTCCTACAGTAACTCCAACTAATAGTGTAACACCAACAGAAACTCCTACAGTAACTCCAACTAATAGTGTAACACCAACAGAAACTCCTACAGTAACTCCAACTAATAGTGTAACACCAACAGAAACTCCTACGGTAACTCCAACTAATAGTATTACGCCAACACAAACCCAAACAATAACACCAACTAATAGCGTAACACCAACTAATACCGTAACACCAACTAATAGCGTAACGCCAACTAATAGCGTAACGCCAACTAATAGTGTAACGCCAACTAATAGCGTAACACCAACTAATAGCGTAACGCCAACTAATAGCGTAACACCGACAATAACTCGTACAGTAACCACAACACCAACAAAAACACCAACAACAACTCCAACAGTAACACCTAGTCAATCTTATATTAGCGGACAAAGTATTTATTTTGTTCCATAAAGTTAAGTTATAATGGATCGTATCGCTACTATATTACATCTTTATCATATTGATTTATGGTATGAATTTAAAGTATTATTAGAACCATTTAAAAATAATATTAAATTGTATTTATCTTTATGTAAAGAATATGATACTACATCAATTATAAAAGAATGTTTTAACACATTTGATACCAATATATATCTATCTAATAATTATGGAGCAGATATATCTTCTTTTCTCAATATATTACCATATATTAAAGAAAAATATTTTATTAAATTACACACTAAGAAGAGCCAACTAGGGCAATTTAATCATGTAAAATGGAGACATATTTTACTACATGATCTAATAGGAAAAAAGAATGCTATAATAGATAACTATAAAATAATTTCAAATTATAATAATTGTGGAGCTATTGGAAATAAACATTTTTTATTAACAAATAATGAAAATTATCATAGTAAACAAATTCAAGAACTATGTAAACTACTTAATATCAATTATTCTAAAATAAATAATTATTCTTTTTTTGGTGGCACAATGTTTATGAGTCATACAGAATTATTTCGAAAACATTTTTGTCCATATAATCATGAACTTCAAAAAATATTAAGCAAAGAAAAAAATAAAGTAATCGAAAAATATAGTGGCACATATTCACATGCTCTAGAAAGAATTTTTGGATATGTTATTTCATATAACCATCTTAATTTTTATCATCCTGAACTTCAATATATAAAAATTTTAAATACTAAAGCACCAATGGGCTATTTTCATATGATAAAATTATATAATAATGACTGTTATTTGCAAGAAGATGCAAATGTTTACGGCCATATAATAGATGACTCAATATCTAATTTCACTATACAATGGTATCATATAGACTCTAATCCTATTCAAAAATATGATTTCGTCGATAAAGCAACAGTCATACAAAACTAGTTGACACCGACAGAAACCATAGTATAATACATGAATGATGCAAACAAAAAACAGACCGTCATGGACCGATTATTTTCTTGGATTAGCCAGGGTGGTTTCTCAAAGAAGTCATGATATTCATACCCAACACGGATGTGTTATAACAGATAAGCAAAATCGTATTCTTGGTGTTGGATATAATGGATTTCCCAAAGGATTGGATGATAGCCAATTACCTTTAACAAGACCAGAAAAATATAATTGGATGGTACATAGCGAAAAAAATGCTCTTGCTAATTGTGTTGTTAGGCCAGACGGTGGCACGGCGTATGTGACTGGGCAATGCTGTAACGACTGTATCATGGCTCTACACCAAGAAGGTATAGATACTGTTTATATGATTAATAATCATGGAACAATTTTATTTGATGATGATGCAAAAAACAGATTCGATATTTTTGTTAGAATGAGCGGTATAAAAATTTTCTATATAGATCCAAATCTTGAGTGGCTGAGACAATTGAATGGTGTAATATGATGATTACCCTATTTTATATTTTATCTACCATATATTTTATACAACTATATCTAATAGAGAACTTTAATCCTATCGGTAAAGAATTTACAACTTTAACTATATTAGGTTTAGCTGCTATTTTAGTAAAAAAAGAAAGAAAACCATTATGATATTCGACGAACAAATTTCCAGAAAACCCGACAATTATCCTTGGACCCAAGACTTTATAGAAGCTATGCATAATGGATTTTGGACTCATCGCGAATTTAATTTTAGTAGCGATGTTCAAGATTTTAGAGTAAATTTAACAGAACAACAAAAACAGATTATTATTAGAGCATTATCAACGATTGGTCAATTAGAAATTAGTGTAAAGAAATTTTGGGCCAAACTTGGTGATAATTTACCACATCCTTCTCTTAATGATTTGGGCTACACAATGGCCCATGTGGAAGTTATTCATGGCGATGCCTACGAAAGACTTTTGGAAGTTTTGGGTATAGATGATAACTTTGAAAAAATTCTAGAATTAGATATTATTAAAGGTAGAGTGAATTATCTTCGTAAGCATTTACATAAATTTCATCAAGACAATAAAAAACAATTTATTTACTCTCTTATTCTATTTACTCTGTTTGTTGAGAATATAGCATTATTTTCTCAATTTTATACTATTAGTTATTTCGGCAGATTCTTGAATTTGCTTAAAGACACAAATAAACAAGTTGAATATACTAGTAGAGAAGAGAATCTTCATGCTATGATAGGTATTAAAATAATCAATACTATCAAACAAGAATATCCAGAACTATTTGATAAAGAACTAGAAGATAAGATTATTCATGAATCCAAAGAAGCGGTCAGATACGAATGTGAAATAATTGATTGGATTGTTAATGGTTATGGAGAAGAAAACCTAAACTCTGATCTTCTTAAAGAGTTTATTAAAAACAGACTAAACGAATCATTAGATCAAATAGGATACGAAGCGGTATTTGATATTGATCAAAAATTGTTATCAAAAACACTGTGGTTTGATGAACAAATTCTTGGTAATAATATGACCGATTTCTTTCATTCTCGCCCCGTAGAATACTCTAAGAAAGCCCTATCGTTTGATATAGAGGCTTTGTTTTAATCATTATTAATGGTTTTATAGGACTTTAAATGACAACGCAACCGTACTATTGGCTTAATTCACATAGTCGTTTATTCTTAGAAAGAGGATATCTTGAACAAGGTATTTCTCCAGAAGATAGAATAAAAAATATCTCCCAAAATGCTGAGAGACTGTTAAATATCCCAGGTTTTGCAGAAAAATTTGAACATTATATGAGTTTAGGATATTACTCATTATCCACTCCCGTTTGGACTAATTATGGCAACTCCCGAGGATTACCAGTTAGTTGCTTTAATTCTCATATTAGCGATAGGATGGATAGTATTCTTTATAAAGTAGCCGAAGTGGGCATGATGAGCAAATTAGGTGGTGGTACTAGTGGTTATTTTGGTGAATTAAGATCACGAGGCGCAAGTATTAGTGTTGGGGGAGAAAGTAGCGGACCTGTTCACTTTATGGAATTGTTTGATAAAGTAGCAGATGTGATTAGTCAAGGATCAGCACGAAGAGGAAGTTTTGCCGCATATTTACCTGTGGAACATCCCGATATAGAAGAATTTTTACAAATTCGTAATGAGGGTCATCCTATTCAAAATATGAGTATTGGTGTTACTATCACCGATGAATGGATGAATAGTATGGTCGAAGGAGATAAACATAAAAGAAAAATTTGGGCTAAAATTATTCAAAAACGATTTGAGAGTGGATATCCATATATATTCTTTTACGATACTGTAAACGATAACGCTCCACAAGCTTATAAAGACAAGAATATAAAAATAAATAGTAGTAATCTATGTTCAGAAATTAGTTTAGCATCAGACGAAAATAATAGTTTTGTTTGTGTTCTAAGCTCTCTTAATCTGCTTCATTGGGACGAAATAATACAAACAGATGCAATAGAAACTCTTATATATTTCTTAGACAGTGTTAATCAAGAGTTTGTAAATAAAACAGAGAATATTCGTTTTATGAAGAGCGCCAGAAACTTTGCTCTAAATCATAGAGCATTAGGTATGGGAGTATTGGGATGGCATTCGTATCTTCAAAGCAAAATGATAAGTTTTGAAAGTATGCAAGCTAAACTAATTAATGCTAATATGTGGCAAACTATTAGAGAACGATCAGACAAAGCATCAAGAGAATTAGCAGAAAAATTCGGAGAAGCTCCTATCCTCGAAGGATATGGTCGTAGAAACGTTACAACATTAGCCATTGCTCCTACAACTAGTAGTAGTTTTATATTGGGACAAGTTAGTCCTAGTATAGAACCATTGAATAGTAATTATTTTGTTAAGAATTTAGCAAAAGGAAAATTCACATATAAGAATCCTCATCTAAAAGAAATTCTCAAAAAATATAATAAAAATGATGAAACAGTTTGGAAGAGCATTTTAGTTAAAGGAGGCTCTGTTCAACATTTAAAGTTCTTATCCGATAATGAAAAAGAAGTATTTAAAACTTTTGGTGAAATTAGTCAGAAAGAAATTATTATTCAAGCATCTCAAAGACAGAAACATATAGATCAGTCTCAGTCCTTAAATCTAATGATTGGGCCAGATATACCACCAAAACAAGTTAGTGATCTTCTTATAGAGGGATGGAAATTAGGAATCAAAACCTTTTATTATCAACGAAGTGCTAATCCGGCACAAGAATTAGCGCGTAATATTTTAGCTTGCACAAATTGCGAATCTTAATCTTAATATAAAGGATATTAAATATGGGGAATGTATTTGAAGACCAAACAAAGTTCATGATAGCCTGCGATCAAACAGTATGTGAGTGGAACCAATCTCAGTTTGATATGTATTGCACACTTATAAAAGAAGAAGTATCGGAACTTCAAGAAGCTATAAATAATATAGACAGAGTAGAAATACTGGATGCTTTAATAGATATCGTTGTGGTTACGGCTGGTGCCATAAACAGCACTGGTAGTAATGCTCAAGGAGCATGGGATGAAGTGATGAAAACTAATTTTGCTAAAGTAGATGCTGTTACAGGAAAAGTAAAAAAAAGAGAAGATGGTAAAGTATTGAAACCGGAAGGATGGAAAGCTCCTAATCTTAAGCCATTTGTAATATAATATATGGTGTATATTAATATGTCATTATTAATATATAACTTATTATAAAGGGCATAACTTGAGAAAGAAAAAAAATGGCAGCACTAGAAAAGAAAAAATCATTGATCTCACAAACTCGCCCCTTAATCAAGATAATACAAGACTATCATCTAGAAATAGACTAAAGCCAAGAACAGAAAATCAAAAAGAATATATACGATCTATAATAGAAAATACTATTACTTTTTGTCAAGGTAGCGCTGGTAGTGGCAAAACCCACTGTGCTGTTGGTTTAGCTTTAGAACATTTATTAGAAGATAAAATCAAGAAAATCATAATAACAAGACCAGTTGTTGAAGCAGGAGAAAAAATAGGTTATCTTCCAGGTAAATATGAAGAAAAATTATTTCCTTATCTTTTACCTATAGAAGATGAGATAAATTATTTTATTGGTCCAGCATTGAATGCGACCCTTAAACTAAATAATAAAATAGAAATCGTTCCTTTAGGATTTATGAGAGGCAGAAATTTTCATGACTGTTTTATAGTAGCAGACGAATGTCAAAATGCTTCGTATGAACAATTAAAAATGCTATTGACAAGAATTGGTCAAAACAGTAAAATGGTATTAACTGGAGATGTTTCGCAATCAGATCTTGCTAGACATTTACAGGGTGGTTTTTATGAAATGATAAAAAATCTATCAGACGTAGACGGTATAGGTATTTCTACACTAACCGACCATGATATTATTCGTAATCCAATAATAGCAAAAATTTTAGCAAAACTAGATAATTATGAACAAGGCAGAAAATAGCAAGTGTTTATTATTAAATGCTGATTATTCGCCATTAAGAATTATTAGTTGGCAAAAAGCTATTATTTGGTCTATCAAGTATGATAATAATCCAACTTTTAAGATAGAAATTATTGAATATTATAAAGACAAATATATTCAAGGAACTAATGATAAACAATTTAAGGTCCCATTAGTTGCAAAAACGCAAAAATATTTCAATATTCATAATAGATCATTAAAGTTTTCTAGAAAAAATCTATTTATTAGAGATGATCATACTTGCCAATATTGTGGAATAAGATTTAATCAGAATGAATTAACTTACGATCATGTTATTCCAAAAAGTCAATTTCATCCTGACAAAAAGAATGCTACTAATTGGTTAAATATAGCCACTGCTTGTGTTAAATGTAATAGAAAAAAATCAAATAAAACACCAGAACAAGCAAATATGAAGTTACTTAATATCCCTAAAAAACCATTTTATGAGCCAAGATACTTGCCGTTAGCTAAAGAACTACCTACTATATACAGTAGTGACTCAGATCAAAAAGAATGGATAAAATATATAGATGGCTATTTTTAATACAAATCGATCTACTTCTAATGAAGATAAATTTTATTGTTTATTAGGATCCGAAGACTATATAGACGACGATGGATATCCGAGATTGAATAATGAGAATATTTCGAAAGCCATTGCTAAGATAATATTTTCTAAAAAATCAAAACATTTTGCTGATAATGATAAGTCTTATGGTAGATATTATATTAAATTGGATCCAAATTCAAAAATTTTCAATCCTAAAAAAATTCTATCTCCTATAGAAGAAAAAAATTCTTTATCATTTATTAATAATATATGTAAAAGTGAATGGGACTTTAAAGAGGTTACTCCACAAGTATTTCAAAAATATATAAATTTTCTAAAGACAAAAAATCTATCTTGGCTAAAAGACGCTCAAAGAGATATTAAATAAATTATGCCAACGTACACTTACCATTGCGAAAATTGTAATAAAAAATTTGAATTATTTTTTTATATTAAGGATTATATTCCTTCGCCAAAATGTAATTTTTGCAATAGTAAAAAAACAGAAAGAAGCTATACTGACGATGTTTCTACTATTCAAAACTCAATCAAAAAACATGATACTGAGCTTAAAACGGTAGGAGATCTGGCTAACAGAAATAGAGATCGTATGAGCGATGATCAAAAACAAAGTCTATACTCCAAACATAATTCTTATAAAGCAACAGAGGATAAAGTCTTGCCCAAAGGTATGAACAGAATCAAGAAACCGCCAAAAACAAAATGGACCTAAAATGACAGACAATATAGAATCATCTCAATTTTTTACTAAAGAAGAAATAGATATTTATAAAAAACAAATAGACTCTTTAAAAGATTTTAAGCCAGAAGATCTTTCTGAATATAGTTATATTTTTGATGATCCTAATAATATTAATAAACAAACAGATGCCCAATATGAAATATATATCAATCTCACAGCAAATATTCTAAAAAAAATAGAAGACAATAAGTACCCAGAAATTAACACAGTATGCACCAACAGTTACCACATACCGGTTCCATCTGGAGAAAATTATAATACATATATTAAAAACTTTTTCGAATATGTAGAAAAATGCATGATATCATCGGCTGAAGAAGCAAACCTACCAGAAAAGGTGAAAGATGAGTGAGGATTATTTATTTACGCCTAAAAAAGATCGTAAGTCATCGGATACAACAAACAAGTTTTTTTGTTTAGAGCAAGATTGTGATTTTATAGATGAAAACAATCTTTATAGAAAAAATATTGATGATAATACAGTATTAGCAAAAACAATAAATAAAGACAATCATATTATCTATCAGATTAAAATATCAAATAATAATGAGTTATTCAATCCGTTTTCTAAGCTCGATAGAGAAAAGAGCTATAGTTTTCTTGATAATGTTGTTAGACCAAGTAATAAATTTATCAATACCAATCAATCGGTATTTAATTATTATCTTAAATTTTTATCTACTAAAAATAATGCATGGCTAGTTAAAGCAGAAAGGGAGAGATTGTAATGGCAAAAATATCAAAAAATAATATTTACGCTATAAAATATTTATTTTCACAAAATTTTACATTAGAACAGATAGCTGCGGAAACCAATTTATCTATTGATAGTATTCAGGCAATAGTGGAATCAGAAAATCTTATTAAGACTAATCAACAGCCAACAGCCAAGGACTTGATGATAAACAAAACAGCAGTTAAGAAAAATAATACTGTTGCTATTATGACACAAGAGGCGTCTATGATGAACGATCACAATAAAACAAAGCTGTCTCATTTACAAAAGTCACCAGATCATATATTTAAGCCATTCAACAAATGAAATTTATATCAAGATACTCCAATAATAAGGAAGTATCAGCTGCCCAATATATCACAGAAATTATTTGTGAAAAAAAGGCAAAACTTGATAAAAAAGATATTCACTATAAATTTTGGCTAAATAAAGAATGGTCTGCTTTTTATAGAAATCAGATCGCAACAGCCAATAAATTAGTTAAACAATACAGTCCTTTGGCTATAGTAAAAGCTTTACAAGATAGCAAAACTGTGAACACATATTCGTTGCGAGCGCCAATGCTCAAGGCTATTATAGAGCATCACCAGAAAATTTTAGATTCACAAAACAAAGAATTTTCAAAAGATATAGACAGATCATCTCATAAAAAATATAAAACAAACAATAATAAAAAATCTAATAATATACTTTCAAAACTAGAGGACATAGATAATGAGTCTTAAAGAAGATATAATCAAAAATTTTGGAGATGATATTATATTGTCTGGTAACTCACTGGTAGAAAAAAAGATATTAACTATTCCAATTAGTCCAGCTCTGGATATAGTTCTAGGTGGTGGAATACCAGAAGGTAGTTTTGTGATATTTACAGGACAACCTAAATGTGGTAAAACTTTGTCATCATTAGACTTTGCAACCACCGCACAAAAACCAGAATATCAAGGAGATCTAAAGAACCCTAGAGAAGTATACTACCTAAATATCGAAGGTAGACTAAAACAACGAGATCTACTTGGAATAAAAGGATTAGATCTGAGCAGATTTCATATTATAGGATCCCAACAAGGTAAAATCTTACACGCCGAAGAATATTTACAAATAGCAGAAAGAATTATAAATGAAATTCCCGGCTCTATAGTAATCATAGACTCGTATTCTGCACTATGTACAGAAGCCGAAATTACTAGTGATATGGACAAAATGCAGAGAGCAGATGGAGCAAAGTTATTAGCCAAATTCTGTAGAAAAGTTTCTAACGTTATTCCTGTTAATAAAAATATTGTGATCGGTATCACTCATTTGATGGGTAATCCGACAGGATATGGAGCAGAGTTTAAGGAGAAGAGCGGTCAGGGCATCGCATATCAAACCGATATTAAACTACGAGCAAAAAGTTCTAAGCCATGGTCTTTAGGAGCAGACGATACTCAGATAGGCCAAGAGGTTGAATGGCAAGTTATTTGTTCCGCTCTCGGTCCTCCGGGAGGAGTAGCAAAAAGCTTTATTCGTTATAATGAGGGCATAGATAAGCTCACAGAGCTTGTCAACTTGGCGTCAGATGTCGGAGTTATAAATAAAGGTGGAGCATGGTATACCATCAAAACCAGTAAAGACTCTCATAAATTTCAAGGGGCAGAAAAAACTAGAATATTTTTAATGGAAAATCCAGAAATAGCAAAAGAGGTCGAAGATTCTGTTAAAAGCTTACTGGGTATTAAAAAGTAATGAATATAACTAATTTGGATGGAGAAGTTGTTTCTTGGGCCTTGACAGGTTACGTCTCAAAGGGTAAAATACAAAATAAGTCATCGTACCATTTGCAAGCAAGAAACCTATTGATTTCTCTTCATCCGACACTACAAATATTAGAAGAGGTTTTGGTACCTATAAGAAAAGGACAAATAGCATATTTAGATTTCTATCTACCACTATTAAAATGGTGTGTTGAGGTTCATGGAGAACAACACTATAAGTATGTACCATATTATCATGGCAATATGATGAGTTTTCTTAAAGCTCAAAAAAAAGATAGAGAAAAATCAGAATGGTGCAATATTAATAATATAAGATATATAGAACTACCATACCATGAAAATATAGACCAATGGACTCAAAGAATAAATTATGAACAACAAATCATCTAAAGAAGAATTACAGTATTGGGATAAAATTTTAGACGAATATGAAAATTCTATAGGCTTATCCGAATTCTCTGCTAATATTATACCATCGGAAGAAATAAATAAATATACATCAATGAATAGGGACGAAATAGAGAAATTAAGCCCAGAAGATTGTGCGCAAATATCATATAGATTATCCCAATTCTCTTTCTATATACAACGTAGTTTAAATAGAGAAATAGCCAGATATAACTGGGCAGATGAAAATATAAAAGAAGTTATAGCAGATGATATCAATAACTATAAAGGATATGGTTATATTGAAAAATCAATACAGGCTATTAAACATAATGAAAAAGCTAATGGCTTGAGTAGTATTAAAAAATATGCAAAACAACGCAGCGATAGATTACAATATCTTGCCAATAGCATAAAAAACTTATCCGATGTCATGATTTCCATCCAAAAGAGTAAAAGTAAACATGGATCTTAAAGATTTATTAAATAATCCAGAACAAATTAAAAATTTAATTACCGTACTTCAATCTTTGTTGCCGGACGAAAAAATCGAAATAAAGGAAGAAACTTCTTCTATTAATAACGAAGATATTAAACCAACAAATAGTATCCGTACTAAAAATAAAAGACCTCCAGTACAATCTGGTAATAAATTTGAAAAAATGAGCGAGTTTAATATGCATAAAGATGATAATCTAATAGATGAGAAATTAGCAAAACATCCACCAGTAGCACGAACAAGAGAATACGAACCAATATCTGTGAAGTGCAGAGTGTGCGGAAAAACAGAAAATATAAACCCCGCCCTTGTGCATGATAGTCCTTCCCGCTATAAATGTAATAACTGTTCAACAAACGCTGGATGAAAAATGATACTTTGTGATCCTGCCGCAGAAAGAGCGGTATTGTCTGGAATATGCAAATATGGTGAAAATGCATATTTAGATATTGCTGATATTATACAACCATCAACATTTACTGTTGATAGTAATGTAATGATTTATCAAGTAATAAAAGAGATATGTGAAAAAGATCATAGTCCTTCTATAGACATAGCGTCGATACTATCTGTTGCTCAATCGTTAAATTTTGGTCATATTTTATCCCAAAAAAATGAGACTCAACATTTAAAGGCTATTATAGATTTTCCTGTTAATCTAGAAAATGTTAGAAAATTTGCGGCTAAAATTAGAAAACTACAAATAGCTAGATTACTTAGGGACCAATTAGAAGAAGCAAAAGAAAAGTTATTAGATATCACCGGAGCCGAACCAATATCGTCGATTATAGGATTAGCAGAAGATAGTATCTTCAATTTCTCGACACTACTAAATGATACTGATAATAATCCTGTTTGTATAGCCAATATCGTTGATGATTATATCAATAATATCAAAGAAAATCCTATTGATCAAGTTGGTATATCTACAGGATTTCATGTTTATGACAATGCTATAGGTGGTGGCCTTAGAAAAGGATCAGTAAGTATTATAGCCGCAAGACCAAAAACTGGTAAGACTCTACTAGCAGATAATATTGGTTTACACATAGCAAAAAATGTTAAAGTACCAGTATTAAATATGGATACGGAAATGAGCACAGACGATCATCTTAACAGAGTTTTAGCTATGATGACAGAAATAGACATTTCAAGTATAGAAACTGGTAAAGCATTTGAGTCTCCGGATAAAAATAATAGATTACAAACGGCTCAAAAAGAACTTAAAGATGTTAGACTATATTACAAGTCAATTGCTGGTAAACCATTTGAAGAACAATTGGCTATCATGAGAAGATGGCTAGTTAAAGAGGTTGGACTACATCCAGATGGAACAGCCAAAGACTGCGTTATTGTTTATGATTATCTAAAACTAATGGATAGCGCAGGAATATCTCAGGATATGAAAGAGTATCAGGTTTTAGGTTTTATGATGACAAGCTTACATAATTTTGCTGTCAGATATAAAGTTCCTATTCTTGGTTTTATACAATTAAATAGAGATGGAATAACAAAAGAAACCACAGATACCGCCAGTGGTTCTGATCGTATAATATGGTTATGTAGCAATTTTACTATTTTCAAAAGAAAAAGCGATGAAGAGATCGCTGAAGACGGACCAACTAATGGTAATAGAAAACTTGTTCCTATTATTAGTAGACACGGCGGTGGTCTAGATGATAATGATTATATTAATTGTCATATGAAGGGATGGTGTGCTAAAATTGAAGAAGGTAAGACCAGATTGGAATTAGTAAATAATAATACTAACACAGATAAAGGATTTATTGTTAATGACGAGAATAATGACGATGATCAAGAAATCCCGTTCGTATAATCAGCCACAACTTAAAGTACTATCTGATTATTTATGTGAAGATATAGATAATCTATTAGATAATTTAAATGTTGGTGAGTATAAAACTTTTGATCGCATGATAGCCATGAGATGTCCAATTCATGGTGGAGATAATAATTCTGCTTGTAATCTATATTACAAAGGAGACTCATATAGAGGCAACTGGAAATGCAGAACACATCAATGTGAAGAAACATTTAAAGGATCTATTATAGGATTTATAAGAGGTTGTTTATCTAAACAAAATGGTTGGACAGGACCGGGGGATCCAACCGTTTCTTTTAACGATGCTGTAGAATATGCTATTAATTTTACTAAAAAGAATCCTAGTCAAATAAAAGTTAGTAAAAAAGAAGTAGAAAAAAATAATTTTGTAAATATTGTTAATAATATACAAACAGATATTAGATCTGTTGACGATGCTCCTAAAATCACAAGAGATAAAATAGTAAAGAATTTAAAAATTCCATCAGATTATTTTATTAGCAGAGGATTTTCTTCTGAAATACTTATCAAATATGATGTTGGTGAATGTTTAAGTTCCGAAAAAGAAATGGGCGACAGAGCTGTTGTGCCAGTATACGACGACACTCACGAGCATATGGTCGGTTGTTCTGGCAGAAGTATTTTTACTCAATGCTCTAAATGTAAAAGCTATCACGATTTAACAAAAGATTGTCCAAATCCAGATTATTTATGGCAATATTCCAAATGGAAACATAATAAAGGATTTAAGACTCAAGAATATTTATATAATCTATGGTATGCCAAAGACTATATACAACAAAATAAAAATGTTGTTTTGGTTGAAAGCCCAGGAAATGTTTGGAGACTAGAAGAGGCTGGAATTCACAACAGCGTGGCACTATTCGGCTCTGTATTACAAGAAAAACAAAAATTGTTATTGGATATTTCTGGAGCAATGAGCATATATATACTTATGGATAATGACGAAGCCGGAAAAAGAGCTGCTCAAAAAATCTATGATAAATGTCATAAGACATATAATGTTTTCTATATTGATATCGACCACAGCGATGTTGCTGATATGTCAGTAGCTGAAGTAAAAGAGATTATTTTACCACAATTAAAAGATAAATACTAATGAATACTAAAATAATAGCATTTTCTGGCCGTAAGCAGTCTGGCAAAACTATTTGTTCAGAATTTTTAAAAGGGTTATTGTTATCTAATGGATATTCTGATGTTGAAATATATAACTTTGCAGACCCATTGAAAGAAGACATATGCATGAATATGTTTGGACTATCATATGTTCAATGCTATGGTGAAGATCATAACAAGAATGAGCTGGTTGATGCCTATTGGGAAGATAAGCAACTAACAGCCAGAGATCTAATGCAATTAATAGGCACTGACTTATTTAGAAAATTAAATAATAATGTTTGGGTAAATGCTCTTATCAATAAAATTAAAAAGAGTAAACTTCAAGTTGTTATAGTTTCTGATTGTAGATTTCCTAATGAGATAGAAGCTATAAAAAATAATGGAGGAATAGTATTTCGATTAAATAGAAATCCACACAAATCAGAACATATTAGCGAATCAATATTGGATGCTTGTAGGTATGATTGGAATAATTTTAATGCTATCATTAATAATGAACATATGACAGTTAGAGAACAATATGATAAACTTAAAAAACTTATGTTACATTTTAATGTATTATCAATAGAAAAATCATTATGATTATAGTCTATTTTATAGATCCCATAAATAATAAATATTGTGTTTCCAGTTGTATTTAGTGTATATTAATGTAAACAAATACATAAGGAGAATTACAATGTCAAAACAAAAATATTTTATAACTAAAGAATATTTAGAAGAACATTATCTAAAACAACAAAAAAGTACTATTACAATAGCAAAAGAATTAGAGGTAAAGTCTACCACCACAATAAAACAATTATTAATTAAATATAAAATACCAATAAGAACATCTAATAGATCTGGCAGACCACACAAAAATATTAAAAAATTTGGTGAAATTCATCAGTCTTATTTATACATTCTTAGATCCAGAGCTAAAAGACTAGGACACGATTTTAATATCAGTGGTAATTACATATGGAAACTATATCTTAAACAAAATAGAAAATGTGCATTATCTGGTCTAGATATAGGGTTCCCTACAACCTGGGGAGATAAAAGCAAAACAAATATAACTGCATCTTTAGATAGAATAGATAGCTCTGGTGGGTACACTAAAGGAAATGTTCAGTGGGTACATAAAAAAATCAATACCATGAAAATGCACATGACAGATATCGAATTTGTAAATTTATGTAAAAAGGTGGCTAATTATTCATGATTATAACATACTTTAGAAGCTCTTCTTATAATACTCATAATATGTGCGAACAACAATTTTTTTTTGAATACGTACTAGGATGGAGGGGTCCAAGTGGACAAAAGGCGGATAAAGGAACAATAGTTCATAAAGTTTTAGAAATTCTTGCTATGATCAAACAAGGCCAGCAAGATAAATTATCTCATATAAATGATGATGAATTCTTAGGTCTTATAGATATAAATGACTATAGTCTTAATACCATAATAGAAAAAGTATACAAGCATTATAGTACTGCTAATAGTCATCATACTTGGACTCTAAAAGACTATAAGGACTGCTATAATTGGGTTTACAAGGCTATAGAATTTAATGGCGGTATGTTTGATCCTAGAAATCGCACCATTCTTAGACCAGAACAACACTTTGATTTGGTAATAGAAAAACCATGGGCTAAATATGAGTATAATATTAATAATCAAAAATTAGACGGATATTTAGGCTTAAAAGGCACTATAGATCTTATAACTTTGGCTAATGATAATACTATTGAGGTCATAGATTGGAAAGGATTGCCATTAGATACAAAATTACCTACTCTTGACGGATGGACAACAATTGCAGATATAAATGTGGGATGTAATGTCTTTGATCAATACGGTAATATATGTCGCGTTGTTGGAAAATCAAAAGTCAAAACAAAAAAATGTTTCAGAGTAACTTTTGATGACAAAACATCGGTAATTTGTGACGATGAGCATTTATGGAAATTATCTAATGGTGAAACGGTATCTATACAGGATCTAGCTATTGGCGATACTATTAATGTGACAAAACCATTAAAATGTAATGAACAATCCCTACCAATAGATCCTTATCTATTAGGAGTCTGGTTAGGAGACGGAAGAAATAGAGGCTGCGAGATTAGTGGCAATGATACTGAAATTTTTGAAGAAATACAAGCAAGAGGTTATGAGCTAGGAAAAATTCAAAATGATAAAAGATCAAAAAATAAGACAGTATCGATCCTAAATGTGACAAAAATACTAAAATCTTTAAATCTATTGAATAATAAACATATACCAAAAATTTATTTGAGAGCATCTTTTCAACAAAGGCTAGACTTACTAAGGGGTTTGATGGATACAGACGGAAATGTAAATCCAATTAGAAAACAAACTGTGTTTACTTCTTGTAATAAAAAACTATCCGACGATGTTAAAGACCTACTTTTAACCCTTGGGCAAAGACCGAATCAAGCGTGTATTAAAAGAGATACAAATTACAAAAAAAACGTAATCATATATCCTATTTCGTTTCGTCCAATTGACATTAATCCTTTTCTATTGAACAGGAAAAAAGAACTTGTGGATGTAAATTGGGGATCTGGAAGATCTAGGGTTAGACGAGTTTCTAAAATAGAAGAATCGATTATACAAAAAACTCAATGTATTTCCGTAGACAGTCCAGACAATACTTATCTGTGTACAGAAAATTATATTCCAACACATAATACTGGACGAAGACTAGATTGGGCAACAGGTCAAGAAAAAACCCAAGAAAAGTTAGAGAAAGATCCACAACTCAAAATTTATCACTATGCTATTAAAAAATTATATCCGCATATTGAAAATGTAATTTTTTCTATCTACTTTATTAATGATGGTGGTCCTTTTTCTATGGTATTTCACGATAGTGATTTAATAGATACAGAGAATATGCTAAGAGAAAAATTTGATATTATTAAGAAAACAAAACGACCTAAACTTAATAAAACATGGATGTGTAATAAATTATGTCATTTTGGTAAAACCACTTTTGAGAATACTAATATAGAACCTTTGCAGGAGTATAGAGATGGACAAATATGTGAAAAAGGATCTGTGATGACAAAGTGCGAACAAGTCAAGCACGACCTTGAACTTTACGGGATCGATGCTACAATGAGTATGTACAAACACCCGAATCATTCTTTTGGATCTTACAAAGCACCAGGATCAGTATGACCTATTCTGTTCTTCATTGTCATTCGCATTTTAGTCTTTTGGATGGTCTTAATCGTCCAGAACAAATAGCCAATAGATGTTCTAAATTAGGCATTAATTCTTGTGCCTTAACCGACCACGGTAATATCGCCGGTTCTGTACAATTCTATCAGAAAATGCGAAATAAAAATATAAAACCAATTCTTGGTTGTGAATTATATATATGTGAAGATGATCCGAGTATACAAACAAAAGAAAATGCTTCATTATCACATTTTTTGGTATTGGCGAAGAATTTGCAAGGATGGAAAACCTTAATAAAGATTGTTTCCGAATCCAACAGACCCGATTACTTTTATCATAAGCCACGTTTAAGTCTGGCGAAATTAGCAGAAATACTAGACGGTAATATTATAGGTATCTGTGGACATTTGGGATCAACATTAGCAGATAAGATATTATGCGATGAATCCAAAGCTATAGATAATGGATTATCTTTTGTAGATTATATGAAAACTATATTTGGTAATGATAATTTTTTTCTAGAGACACAGCTATTTGATCAAGCATATCTAAAACAACAAACATATTTAACAGATACAATAAGAAGAATCTCTCAATTAAGTAAAACAAAAGCGGTATGCACACCGGATGCTCATTATTGCGAACAAGATGATGCTATAGATCAAAGAATATTACTCTGTAATAATCTTAAAACAACATTATCAGATATAAATACTAAGATGCTTCATAATCAATCTGTACCTATGGAGTGTTTCTTTAAAAGCGACAAATACTATATTCTGTCTCCAGAAGAAATGAAAACTCTTCATAATGACGAAGAGATAGAAAACACTTTATTTGTGGATAGTCTAATAGAAAATTTTGATATACTATCGCCACCTAAATTGCCTAAATTCGAATGTCCCGAAGGATTCTCTCCGGATGAATATTTAAGAGAATTATGTAGAAAAGGTTGGAAAAATAGAATTATACC